TGTCTTCAGACACCAGGCCCGCCTTGCTGCCCTTCGGGAAGGTGCAGAACGCCGTCTGTTCACCCCAGCAGACCAGCCAGATCGAAGTATTGACGGACAGGGTGCCGCCCGCGTCGAGGATGTTCTGTGCGTTACCCGCACCACTGATCACGCCATAGCGTGGCGCCAGGCCGAGATACTGCCGGGGATCAGTGGCCGGGTTGCCATAGATCATAGTCTGCGCCTGGGCCTGATTCATCGCTTCCAGGAAGGGCGCATCCTCGCTCATGCGGAACGCCGCGGTGTCGCCGTTGAGCGCTGCCAGATCGGCGTCAACCACGCTGTACGCTTCGAGCATCCCGACCGACTCATCCACCTGCGCCGTGGTGCTCTTGCCGCGCGGTACGCCCATGTTGAGCGACCGCCAATACACCGATGGTAAGCCGGTGCGGATGGTGACCCGGTGGCCGGTCGGCAGGTTGCCTTCCTGGAACACCGCATCCTCCAGAATCTCATTCTGCTGAGACAGAATCTCAGCGATCCGCGTCTCCACTCCGCCATCCGGGGACACGCGCTTCGCCCAGTCGGCGAGCGTCAAGAAGCCAGTAGCCAATGCCGCCATGGTATGTTCTCCGCCTTATTTCATGTTGCTGTTGGGGTACATGGCCTTGGCATCACTGCCATGAGCCGGGGCCGGCTTGCCGCCGACGAACTTATCTTCACTGATCGCCGCGCCGGCCCTGACCATAAAGCGAATCACTTCGGGATTGTTGGCGAGCCCAGTCTTGGTCAACATCTCGCGCAATGCCGGCGTGCCGAACGCATCCAGCGCCCGTTCTCCGGCCGCCAGGCTGTCCGCCAGCTTCTCGCCGCCGAACTCCTTATCAGCCCGCGCCTCAGCGGCCCACCCTTCGGTTATCTCCTTCCCCTGCTCGGCTTGCCGCGCCGCGAGCACGGGCGCCATCTTGTCGATGACCAGTTGCGCCTTGTCCTGCGGCAGGTCCAGCTCGCGCGCCACACCGGCGTAGGCGTCGAGGACCCCGGGGTCATAGGTCTGGCCCTCGGGCGCAGCCCAGGTGTAAGCCTCGGGCGCACCGGTGATGACCGCCGGCTCAGTGGCGGCCGCGTCAACCGCCGCTTCAGCCGCGCCAGGATCGACCGTGGTGGTCAGGGTCGCGGTGTCGCGTGGTGCCGTTGGGGTGTCGCCGCCGGCTCCTGGGGGAATGCCCGCCGGGGCCGCCGCTGCTTCAGTCGTCATTGGCGTTCGCCTCCATCATCATTTCGCAATAGCGCTCAGGGCACAGCCGATGAATATCCGCCAGCCACATCAGCCCGATGTTTCGCGATCCTTCGCGGAAATAGGTATCGACATCACCGGCGTAGGAAGAGCGGAACACGCCCGTCTGTTCGAGCAGTCGCCACACGATACGGCGCCCTCCGGGACCCCCCATCAGATCCATCAAATCCTTGTCGTCCTGGGCGCGCTTGAGCGCCGCGCGGTCACGGTCCTGCGCTAGCGCTTGCGCTTGGGCTTCGAGGTCAAATGGATCGGTCATTAGTTGACCACCAAGAAGTCAAACTTCGTAATTCCGGTTGCCGCAGCATTTCCTGTCACGGTAAAGCTCCCAGCACCGGGGATGACGGAAATTGATTTCAGCGTTGCATCGGTGCCGCCGAGACTCACGAACACTGAGCTTGCGGCGGTCACCAGCGCACTGGTGACGACCACCGAAGTGCCGGCCGCTGCAAAGGCGGCTCGCCCGCGCGGGCTGGCGTTGGTGACGTTGCCTGGCGTGCCGGACGAGTCGGTATAGGTGGCTTGCAGGTTCAAGGTCTTGACGATGCCGGGCGTCGTGGTGCCAATCGACGGGGGCGCCGCCAGGAAGGCAGTGAAGCCCGCACCGGACACCGTTGACGATACCGCGAGCGTCGTCGTGTTGACGGCCACACCGCCGAATGCTGGACCCACCGGCAGCAGGTATTCCTTGCCGTCGAATCCCAGCAGACCCACAAGCGCCCCGGTCCCCGGATCGCTGAGCGCCAGGGCGTTGCTTTGTCGGTATCCACTCATCAGCTATACCCCGCGAAAGCGCGCGTGACATCGGTCAGCGCATTGGGTTGATCGGTGCGTGCGCCGGCCAGCTTCTGGGCCGTGTCGGCGCCTTGGTTGATGAGCGCGGCCTGTTGCGCCTGTTGGGCCTGCTGCGCGCGGGCCTGCCGCAGGGCATCCACTTGGTCAGCCGGGACCAGGATGCGCGGGTCGATGCCGAGCGCGTCGGAATAGATCGCGGCCCACTGGTCGGCGTCGAAATTGTCGAGCACCTCAGGCTTGGCCTGGGCCACGCCACCCATCGCCCCGACAAAGCGATCAATGCTGTTGGTGCCGATCGCCCGCTGGGCCTGTGCCAGCATGGACACCAGCTCGACATCGAGCGCGCGCCCTTGCAGCTCCCGCGGGGGCCGGGGCAGGATGTTCGCCGCCATGATCCGGGCGAAAGTCATGTTGATGAGCGGGTCGAGCAGCTCATTCTGCAACCGCTCCAGCACCGGACCGAGCATCAGCAGCTTTTCCTCGTGCCGCTCAGCCACCTCGGTCGCGGTCATCCGCGCGTCGGTCTGATTGGCCAGCATCAGGAACAGATCGGCGTAGAAGCCGCCGCGGATGCGCTCGCGAATATCCTGGATATCGGCCAGCAAGAATGACAGGTTCAGGCTTACATCGAACGCGGTGCGGATCGTCGATGCCGGGCCGGTCATGTCCACAAACGAAATACCGCCCGGCAGCATCTCCACCTCGCGGTTCTTCATGCTCAGCGGGACCTGGAGCGGGGGCTTGGTCTGGTAGTCGATGGCCAGGCTCTTGCGCAGTTGCTCCTGCTGCAACTGCTTCACGTCCCCCAGCACTTCCATGCCGGGAGAATTGCCGTAGACATCGCCGCCGGAGACCGACCAGCGCGGGCACAGGGCCGGGAACTGCTGATACCCGGATTCCCGCAGACAGCGGTCTTTGTCCTGGCCCGCCTCGTAATAGATCGACCGCCACGGCATGTTGAGGTTGTCGCGCTTGCGCTGGTCGCGGTCCGCGCGGGGCTCGATCGCGTGAATGATCGTCACCCAGGCCCCAAGCTGTCCGCGCGTATAGAGCGACTGCACGGTCTGAGAACACGCCCGATACCCGAACTCGCCCACCAGCTCCCCGACCGTCTTTTGGAACTCGCGGTAGAGCGTAACCACCGCCCCGGACCAATCGGTGGCGATGGCGTACTCCCCGACCGTCAGCGGATGATGATGAATGACGCTCTCGAAGCTCGGCACGACGACCGATGACGCGGTGCCGAACGCGCCCAGCTCCTCATAGATCGCGTGGAGCGCCCGATACGTGTTGGACTTCTGGAAGATCGCCAGCATCAAGTCCGTGCATTGCTGCATCCATGCCTTGACCGGCGCGTAGGTCATCAAGTCGGTGTCGGCCGTCTTGAGCCGAAACCACGGCCGGGCCGGGCTGGTCATCCCCGACATCATGCCGGCCGCGAGCGTGCGTAACGCCCGGGTCCCGGTGTTGTCGTAGATCGCGTTGTGGCGTCGCTCGCCGCGGTTGCGGTCCGACACGAAGAACCGCCCGGAGCGCGGTAACAGGTTGTCGCTGATTTCCTGCCAATGTGCCATCCAGGACGCGCGCTCGTTCTTCAGCTCGTTCCAGCGCAGCGCCAGGCGCTCGCGCGGTACTGCGTCAGGCGTCCTTGGCGGGGCGGCAATCATGCGCCGAGCAGCGTGGACTTGCCGAGCGTGATGGTTGCTGGGTCAACCCCGGTCGGGCCGCTCAACAGCGTGCCCGACTGCCCGGCCTTGCTCTGCTGCTGGTACTTGCTGATCGCGCCGGCAGCACTGGCCGGCATCGCGGCCTGCGACTGCATGGATTGCTGCATCTGCCTGGATTTCTCTGGTGCCGCCGCGACCTCATCCCTTATCTTCTTGTATTCTTCATTAAACTTTCCTATCTGCTGCCGTTGCAGCAGTCCCCGCTGATGGTCGCTTGCACGCTGAATGTTGGCTTGTGCTCCTCTAGCCGCTCTCTGTTCGGCTTTCTTTTGCGCATCCTCCAGCTTGTCCGCCCCGTAAATCGCGGTGCCGGCGCCGATGACGGCAGCAATGATGGGGACGGCAGTAGACATCACAGCACCCTCTTGTAAAGCGTCCTTGGCGGGGCGGCAATCATGCGCCGAGCAGTGTGGACTTGCCGAGCGTGAGAGTTGCGGGGTCCACCCCGGTCGGGCCGGTCAACAGCGTGCCCGACTGCCCTTCCTTACTCTGCTGCTGGTACTTGCTGATCGCCCCGGCGGCATTGGCCTGCATCGCGGCCTGCGACTGCATGGATTTGCGCAGCTTCTCGGCCTCTGCCTCCTGCGCGGCAAGCTGCTTGGCTTGGGCCTCCCGCTGCGCGGCAAGCTGCTGCGCTTGCAGGGATGCCTGCTTATTGGCCTCAGCGGTTTGCAGGCCGATTTCCACTGCCCGTTGCTTGCGCGCTTCCTTTTCGGCGTCGCGTTGCGCACCAGCCGCCGTTTCGGCCGAGTAAATCGCCGCTCCAGCGCCGATGACGGCCCCAATGACGGGAAGGAACGGGACAGCGGCCGGCATTACAGCACCCTCTTGTAAACGGTCTCTTCCACGGCATACCCGCGCCGGGAGAGCAATGCATCGAACTGCGATCCGGGCTTGGCCGTCCATCCCATCCACCGCGCGCCGCGCGCTTTGGCAATGATCTCAATCTCCAGCATCAGCCGTAACCCGGTGCGACCGCGCCGATAGGCCGGGTCCAGATAGAGCAGATCATGTTGGGCAACAAGGAAGCTGTAATGCGGATGTGGCGAGACGGTCGCCGTGACGTAGCCGACGATCGTGTCACCATCGAACGCGCCCAGCACAATCAGCACGCCCGTCGACTCCATCGCGTGATAGATCTCCACCGCCGGTACCGGCCCCTCGCCCTCGATCCAGGATTCCGTTTCTTGCCAATGCTCGCGCATCAGCGCGCCCATGATGGGCAGCATCGCGTCAACGGTCACCGGGCGAATGTCAATCGTCATGCGCAAAGTATCTCCCAAAAGTCAATAGGGGGTGCAAACCACCCCCAAGCGGGCGATCAGCGGGCCGCAAAGGGATCGTAGGCACGGGCGTAATCCGACCGTCCAGGGCGATGCGTCTTGAACGGGTTGCGCTTGACCACCGGGAAGGCGAAGCTCAGGGCCAGCGCGTCAGCCCGGTTGGGACTCGTGACGCCTCGCGCTTTCATGTCCTTTTTGGCCTCAATCTGGATTTTCCCGTCCACACGGGGGACCGTCTCCGGCGCCTGCAACTCGTCGCGCAGCGTGGGGTCAGCCGGGATGCACCCTCCGGCCTTCAACCAATCGCGCATCAGCTTCCACATCTCGGCCCGCTTGTTCAGGCAGCCGGGATCGGACGCGGCCCCAGCGAACCACACCAACGTCCAATCGCGCCCCAGGCCCTGACCGGCCGACACGATGCCGGTCCCATAACCCGCGTCGACAAACACCGCATCAGCCCCTTCCTCATCCTCGTAGCGCGCGATGATCCCGGCAGCGATCAGGTCATTGTCATTCTTCGCCATGCGGTGCAGCACGCGAAACACCAGGCCCTGCCGCAGCCCGATGACAAACTCATCGTCACCTTCCCAGGCGGGATCTACGGTCAGGATTTTCGGGGCGAAGCAGTACTGCTCGGGCTTGAGCTCGCGCCCGTAGGCCGCCGTCACATCGGCCTCGGCGATGTACTGGCGCGCGGACAGCGAGGGGAACAGGCCCCGCACCCGGACCTTGAAGAAGTCAGACTCTTCGCCGTAATCGGCCGCCCACTTGGCGATCTGGTCCTTGTTGGTCCCTTCCACTGTGCGGCTGTCGATCTGGCGACACAGCCAGCGATGCTTGAACTTCCGGAAACACTCCCGGAATCGCCCGGTGTTGCGCGTCGGGTTCCCGAACGCGATCCAGATGATTTCAGTTTCGGTATCGGTCAGCGCCCCTTCCGCGACCTCCCACACGCGATCATCGATCGCCGAGGCTTCGTCGAAGATCAGCACGATCCGCTTGCCCTGGTTGTGCAGTCCGGCAAACGCTTCGGTATTGGTCGCCGACCACGGCACAAAGTCGGCCCGCCAGGAGCGCGCGTGCGCCTTGTCCTTGCTGGCCACGCTGGTTGCCTGGGCGTCAAACCATTCCGCCGTGAGGGAGAGTCGAGACCACTTGCCAATCTCGGGGCCGGTCTTCTTCTGCAACTGGCTATCGGTATTGGCGGTCACGACAATCTTGCAGTCGTCGCAAGTGGACAGCGCCCAATTGCAGAGCATCCCGATAGCCGCAGATTTCCCGATGCCATGGCCTGACGCACAGGCCAACATGAGGGGTTGATAGCGCGTCTCCGGATTCCCCAGGTGCCGGGCGATGTCCGCAAACACATCCGCTTGCCACTGGCGCGGCCCCGCATGGCTTGCGAGTTCGCCGCGCCCCCATTCGTAAGCCGCCTTGACCCATCCCAGCGGGTCCCACTCACATTCCGCAACAAGGTCCTCTATCTCGGCTTGAGGATCATTCACCGCGCTTCCTGGCCTTCGCCCTGGCTACTCGCTCGGCAAGATCAGTGGAGAAGTTAACGTTCAGCGAGTCTTTTGCGAACATCCCCAGGTGCCGCGCTACCGAGTCGAGCGCAGCCACCTTGCTCGCCAGCCTGATCTTGATTACCTTCCCCACACCATCAGCGTTGCCCACGGACATCACCTCAATCCCGGCGATTGCCGCCGCAGTGTCGTCGTCTATGTCGATGATAGCGAGCAGCGCCCCATCGGCGCCAAACAGCTTGCGCGGATCAAACAGGGCGATCCTTGCGTACTCCTTAAGCACTTGGTCGGCGGTGATCTCCACGCGCTCAGATCGCGCCTTGATCCCCACTGCGATGGCATCCTGAACACAAGTTTTTCCAAGTAACTCAGGACCTATCCTGCTTGCCGTCTTCGCGCTGTACCCCGCCCGAATCGCCGCCTGCGTGGCGTTAAGGTCGACCAGGTACTCGCGCACAAACGCGGCCTGTTTTGGCGTCAGTGCCACGTCAACCCCTGTGCATTACATCAGCGCGTCTCCGGCCGGTGCAAATGCTCTCGATGGTCGACTTCGGCGCAGCCCAGATCACCATCAGCGCGGTGTAGCTCACGCCGATCGACCGCGCCCGGCGGATCAACTCCACCTGGTCATCAGGGATCTTTCGCTCCGGGCGTTCCTGTATCGGCGCTGTTCGCTTGGTCATGTTGCCCTCAGTCATCTGGTCGGCCTGCCGCCATCCTGTGCCAGGATCAGCAGCGGTTCCGCGACCGCGACCACAAAACACGCGGACCGCCGCGGCCCCACGACGACGCGGACAGCCATCAGGCGGTACCGAAAACGATCGCCAGGACCCGGCGCACCAGGGCCTCGATCCCCGACACGTAAAAGCTCCCGACCCAGGCGATCATCGCAATCGTCGACATCCACAACGCTGTGGCGATCCGCGGCAGCGAGCGCCGCGCCCGCTCGTCCGCGACCAGGTGACCTGAGAATGTGGCGGTCCACTCATCCACGCGGCTATCCAGCTTGTTCAGCGTCGTCACCAGCGACGAAGTTGCGTCCGATGACGCGCGCACGGCGATCAGCGTGGCCTCGTGCGCATGGGCCAGGCCAGTAACGCGGCCATCCATCGCGGTCAACTGCCGTTCGTGATCATGCACCGTGCTGGCGGTCTTCCTGGCCAAGAATTCCACCTTGGACAGCCGCTCGCGCGAGATATCGACCTCTCCTGTCATGCGGGTTCGCGCCCTTTTTTCCCATTGCTGTGGATGAACATGTCGTCGGTGCCGGAGTCATCCAGCGCCTGTTGCGCGAGGGTCAGCGCAGTATCCAGGTCGATCCGTTCACCGGGCGTCATGCTCCAGTATTTGGCGGTCAGGTCGAACGCCTTGGGGGCGATGTTCAGCCGAATGCAGGCCGCGTCCTTGGCTTCCTTGATCGCCTCGCCGATATCCTTTTGCTGGCGCTTGTAGCCCTCGATGACCTCGAACGCATTGCGCATGAACTGCATCCGCTCAGCATTGCTCATCGACCGAAACTCTACTACGTTATCACTCATCACCGTTCTCCGAATACCTGTTGCAGCACTTTGATCGCGCTCAAGTCGCGCACTTGCCCCGTGGTGAACAGCAAGACCCGCCAGCCCATCGCATCTGCCAAATTCGTCTTTTCGCAGTCACGGCGCATCCCGGCAGCGGTCTGGTGCCCGCCCATTCGGCCCCCTCGCCCCAGCCCCTGGACTTCGACCCCGATCCGCCGCTCCGGCCACGCGAAGTCCAGACGAAATTTCCTGATCGGGTGGAACACGAACTCACGCTCCGGAGCAGGCAACCCCGCCGCGCGGATGTGCAGTGCCAGGGTCTCCTCCGCGGCGCTGGGGGGCCGCGTGGTCTTGGCCTTGGGCGATACCAGCGCAAAGGCATCCGGGGACGCCACCGGGGCTTGGAACAACATGCTTGCCGCCAGGGATCGCACCCCCGCCGCGCGGCGTCGTTGCCGTGGTATCTGGCTACTCATGCTCAATGTACTCAATGCCGGCCTGCTCATAGACCCACTGCGCCAATGCAAAGCTCTCGCCCCAACGCTCGCGCTGCTCGTCGCTCGGGGCGCGCGTCACGACGCGCACGATGCCGACCTGAGCGAGTTTCGCCGCGCACCTGGAGCACGGCGGCATCGGCCACACGTAGGCCGTCCCTCCGCGCAGGTCCTGCCGCGCGAACAGCAGGGCGTTTTCCTCTGCGTGAATGACCAGATTGAGCTTGGTGTTACGGTCCTTGAGCTTGTCGGCATCGTCGGGGACTCCGCGCGGGAAGCCGTTGTAGCCGGCCGCGCCGGTCCACCTGTGCTGCTCGTCCAGGACGATGCAGCCGCATTTGGTCGATGGGTCTTTGCTCTTGCGCGCAACGGTCTCCGCAAGGGTCAAGCCGTAGTCGTCCCATGACATCATGCTGCGCCATCCTGGATGTCCGCCCGGGTGATGATCTTCCCGTGCAGGTCCGCCCATTCCTGCAAGTCATCGTGTAGGACCGCGGCCCGCAGCAAATGCCACTGGCGCTGTGCCCCCGGCGGATAGCTCCCGGCGCACTCACGATGCAATCCAATCAGCGCCAGATAGCCGGAGTGCAGTTCGTCATCCAGCCCGGAGCGGTCTTCGTGCGGCAGCTCGGTAGCGGAGCGAAGATCTACGCTCATAGCGCCCGTCCCACGACGACATGCTTGGCCCCGCCGCAGCGCAGGGCCGCGCGCCAACAGGCTTGCACGGCCGAGGCGGCAGTGATCTCGATACGCCGCCGCGGGCTGCCGGACCAAATCCCGCGATGACTGGCCATGGGTGCGAGCGCAGCGGTGCCCACGAACTCGACGGTATAGCGACGGCAGG